GTGTAAGCGAACTCACCAGAAGATTCAAGGGTCAGAGAGAAAGTCTGCGCAGCGTTATAAGCACCACCCTGTTCTTGTCCGGTTAATTTGTAACAACCTTCCCAATATTTAACAGTAGTTCCATCGGTGAATAAACAGATTTGGAATCTCCATAGGCAGTTATTTAGAAGCAAAGCCCTAAGTTTCTCAGAACCCCAATCGTCCACAGCCAAGCCAGAACCAGAGACAGTCATGGAGCGAACTCCAGCTTTGTCTAAGTATTCACGGAATTCATTTGAAAGTGAATTAGTGATTTCTTGAGCTTCTGCTGCGAAACTTATTGAACCATCCTGAATGCCGCCGAGAGCGCGGAAATATTCATCTGATGTTCCTGTTCCATCTGCGTCGATAGTGATTGGTGTTCCACCTTCAGTGAGTGCTACTTGGAAAGTTGAAGCTGTAGCAGTGACTACATAATAAACAGTGTCGATTGCTAAAGAAGTTGTGGTCACGACTGTTGCAAAAACGATTTGATCGCCATCGGATAATCCGTGGTCAACCGCTCCTACAAGGTCAGTTCCAGTAGTGAAGGTGACATCTCCAGCAAAGCCGTTTCCAGCTTTGATTAAGAAATCTTTTCCCTTCAACGTGCTTAGTGTGTTTTGGCAAGTTGTCATATTGTTGTATTTCCTCCGAGGTTTAAATTGTACCGTACCACTCCATGATAAGTGGCAGTATCTGCTTCCGCAACTACGTCACGGAAAACTTCTCTAAAATTGATCATGCAATACCCAGTAATGGCCCATATATCTGTGTTGTGCAGCAAGTCGCGCACGCGTGTGAGTATGGCGTGGGCAGGGGCAGTGCCAAGATTTTGATCTCTTGTCCAGCAATCTATTTGGATTGACCCTGTGAATCCTGTGGAGCTTTGGCTTTCTTGGTCTGCATAAGTAGCTGTGCCGAGTCTAATAAACGCAAAGCCTTCGCTCTGAGGGACGTGATCATACACGCCATTAATAAGGCCCATGAGCGTAACATCGCCAGTAAGAGTTGCATATATTTGTTTTTGTATTTCATATCCGATGTTGAGGCTCATTTTTTATTCAAAGCCTTTCTGATTGCCTTTATAAAATTGGCTTCAATTCTGTTCTCATTTGCGTCTAAGGCTGGTTGTAACCAAGGGCGTGGTTCAATATTCTTGGTGCCATATTCAAGATATTTTCCATAAGTAAGATTTGTTCCAACCGATGCCACAAGCCCCTGCATATCTGTTTGAATGGATTGAACTAGCCTACCTGTGTCTGTATTGGGCGCATCTCCTGGTTTTGAAGCTGTGTGGTTTCCGTAACGTTTTCCTGCTGAATGTTTTTGAATAGACTTTTTTGCTGTGCCCTGAATTTCCAAAGCACCAATTTTTAATTCTTCAACGGCAGCGGCGTATACTTTAACGGCCGTGTTGGTATTTAGTTTTTGAAGAAGGCCTTTCAAATTGCCTTCAATTGAAACTTTTATCATGTCCCATCACCCTCTTGTACGGCTTTGATTTGTAGGAAATCCGTAAGGCCATCAATCAAAATCACAGACTTAATCTGGAGCACTAAGCCCCTGTGAAGAATTCTCATTTTTTCTGATATGCCAGGAATAAATCGGATGACTATGACAAAAACATTAGCGGCATCAATGCGCTGGGCAATCAGCCTCTCGTCAGCGTTTTTTTCTTCAATCTTGGCCCAAGGCTTAGCTACAAAATCCCATGTACGAATACTTCCACCAGTATCGGTTGGAGTAAGTACAGGGGTTTCAATGGTGATTTTTGATTTAAATTCACTCATTGAGTATTGGCATTGCCTACAACCAGCCATGATTAAATTTTAATCCTGTTCCAAGGCATTAGCATGGCCTTAACCGTGTAGGGCATTCCCTTAGCATCGGAACAATCACGGTTCTGATAAAGGCTTTGTGCTTGTAATAAAACGGCTGTCTTAAGCTCTTCTGGTACATCTGCGGCATCAGGTCCAAAGCCAGCAATAAACTCAATCTCGATGCCTGAGCCTTCTCTAAGCACAACCTGTGGCCATACTGCTTCAGAGTTTTTAATAAGGCGAGATGGTTTCTCATTTGAATCTACAAAATAGTTGGATGAATCCCAAACGGTTGGAACATTGTCTTCGTCATAATAAGTAAAAGATGTGACTGATGATACTGGGTTGACCAGCATGTTTATTTTGTCTGTCGCCACTATCACTTCTGATAGGGGCTGTGTGGGATTTATAACACCACCAACGGCAGCCAATGGGTCGTAGTATTTTCTGAATGGAACTGAATCCATTGAAAGTAATAAGGTTTGTTCTATGAGACGAACACCAACCACATTTTCAATTAGGGTTGTGGCGGTTTTAATTAGGCTTAGCAGAAGCGCGTCGTCGTCTGTTACGCTTGGGTCTATCCGTAGGCTGTTTTTTAATTCTAGTACTGTCACCACTTGATTTACTGGCCCGACGAGTGTTGTCAGACTTCTTTTGTTTGCCTCTTTTTCTCTTAGTCTGCTCATCTTGAATGTATTCTCCCATGTCCCGAAGGACTAAAAATTGTGCTTCCTTTTCATGAAAATCATGAATCTCATTTGGCTTGACCAGAACCATGTTTCCACGGTCTTCTTTCCAATAATAACTTTGAAGCAAAACTTTCATATTCTAAAAAAATAGCCCAACCCCGTCCGTTTGAACAGGGCCGAGCTACTCCATTTACCAATTAAGCAGGTAAGTGATTTGGTTGTAATATTGCGTAAGAATCAACAGTAACGTCTGGTGACCCTACAGCGACATACGACAATCTCAAATACCGCTTGATGCCTTCATACGGTAGGCTCATCTCTTCGCCTAAAGCCAATGAAGACATTAATTTGCTTGGAGCGTATTCAACGTCAGTGAAAACTGAATCGTCGTCTGAATGCTGAAGTTGAACTTCAATGTCATTCACGCCCGCTGCCAAAGCAGTTATTGTGTCTAGTTTTACTCGCATTCCTTGGTTGGCAATGTCCATTAGGTCAACAGAAGCGGTTTGCGCGCTTGCGTTTACTTGAACTGCGTCTTCAAGAAGTGCTGCTTTTACTTTGTCTGAAATACATGTAGTCATTTTCGTATTTCCTTTCTTATGCGCTTAGCTCAAATAGCTTGATTGCGTCGTAGTTTTTAACCGCTCCACCAACTCGTTTAGTGAAGTAGAACAACACAAAACCTTTTTTGGTGTAAGGGTCGCGAAGAACTGAAACACCTTTGCGGTCTACAATTTGGTAGGCAGCGCGGAAGTCAGCCAATGCAATTGCCAATGAACCAGTCGTGAAATCAGAAGGGGCAACTAGGTCGTCCATTTCTCTGATTGGGCTGTTCAAGAACATGTCTGGAGTGCCAGCTTGAAGGCTAGGCTGCCAGAGGTACATTCCTTCGTTGTCTTTGAATTTGCGAATAGCAGCAACTGTTTTTCTGTGCATAGCCCAGTAAGCATTTTGCTTGTAAGCGCCTTTCAAAGAACCATGTATTTCAATCAATTGATCAGCTTGGTCTGGAGCTGCGGCGAAATCACCGTTAACGCCAGATTTGATTCTTTCAATTGTTCCAAAGATGCCATTGCCATCAGCATAAGTCGTGAAGCCTCGTGGCTTACCTTCTCCATTGCCGTTAACAAATGCAGTATTCTCATCTCTGCTGAATTTTTCGCCAGCTTTTTCAGCCAACCAAGATTCAACATTGATAGAAGCATCATCAAGCAACTTTTGAGTGGCAGCAGGTTGTGCGTACAACTCGTGGTTAGGGATGATTAGCATGTTCAATTTAGCATTGTCAGTTTCAGGACGTGATTGACGTTCAGCAACCCAACCAGACTCGATTTGGCCAAGGTCTTCTAGCATTTCAAGTGAAGAGCTAGAAACAGTTTGGACAGATGCGAGGTCACGAATTGGTGAAGTATCGAATACACGCTTAACGATTTCTGATGACATTTCATCAGGAACCAAAAAGCCGCCGTCTTCAGCAACAATGACTGACATTTCTTTTTTCTCAAAGCCAGACTGGTCGCCTTTACGTGCGAATTTTGCAAATGCTTCTTTGTGTGCAATTTCAAACTCAGAGTATTCTTTGCCCTCTTTGCCTGAAGTTGTTTGTTTACGATTTGCAACAGCGTGGAGTTTTTCGATGCTTGATTTTAATCCATCAAGTTCAACGTCAACTTTTTCCATTTTCGCTTTTGTTTCTGCGGTTTCAAACCCTTTTGTTTTGATTTCTTCTAGTCGTGCATCATTATGAGATTTGTATTCCTCAAAAGTTGCGCCGAGCTGTTCAATCTTAGTTTCGATTGTCATTCTTTTAATCTCCTTATTTAGTTTTTATTCGCGCTATTAAAGTGTCGATGCTCTGAATTATTTGCTCATCTGAGTGCTTTGTGGGCGGCTCATCCTTGCTTGCTGCGGCTTCAATTTGAAGTGCAAATTCTGATATATCGGACATTTTAATTCCAAGCTCTTTGGCTCGGCTGCGAACAATATTTAAAAAATCTTCTTTGTTCATGGCTTGACTGAACTGTTTCACATCCTGCACCATTGCTTCGGTGTTCATTGGGAATGTAACAATAGAATATTCATATAATTTGAGTTCTTTGAGCCTTCTAACTCGTGGGTTATTTTTGTCGGCAATGGCCTTAACAACTGAATAACCGATGGATAAACCCATTTGGGCACCAATCTCTAAGGCTTTTTTAGCGAGGGCATACTTGTTTCTGCCATCAGCATTCTCTAAATCAATTTCACCCTCTACCAAAAGACCAGCATCTGTCTCTTCTGCTTGAAGGTTCCAGCCGATTTGTTTGTATGGGTTGTGGTCTGCGAGGATTGGGAATTTGCCTTTGTTCTGTTTTATGGTTTGGTTAAAGGCACCCTTTTCGATAACGTCATCACCGAGGTCAATATTCCCAAAAGCGCTGGCAAGACCGCGAATGACACCAAATTTGGATGAGGAGTCAGCATCTTCAATCTTAAATTCAAATGATTTTGTTTGTAGTTCTTTCATAATTTTAAACTTTTAACTCCGTCTGTATTTTTGACATGAAGTGCTCTTTCAAATTGTAGCACATACTGTTTTGAGCCTTGAATTATGGTTCCAACAAATGATTGATTTTCACCATCGTTCATTCCCTTGAGGTCAAAATCAGATAATTCGACTTCAAATTTTCCTTGTTGTGCATCAATAATTCGTACTTGGTTCTTTGAGAGGAACTTTCTGAGAGAGTTATGGCCCATGTATGGGAATTCCAGAATGATGTCTTTGGGTTCAAGGAACACAAAAGGGTTCCCCAATTTGTCATAGACTTTCAATTTCATTTGATACATGCCCTATGATCCCTTCTGTTTTTTCGTCTATAACCCTGCCCAGTGCAAATTTGTCTGCCTTTGGTTCTGGCTGCACTGCGTAGAAAGTGTCGGTGGTGATCTCGTAGTTATCGTCTGGTCGCCCATTTTTCCTTACATGGTACTGAGCGATAATGAATTTTGTGTCGTCAGGCATGGGATAGGATTTGTCTAGGTAGAGTCCACCACCAAAATGTACCAGTGGAAATTCGGCAATTATCTGCCCAGCATCACTGAAGAGTTTTGCAATGGGATTCATATCTTCCCTGCCATCAAAGAGCTGAAGGCTGATTGGAATCAATTGACCTGTTTTAATGACCATATATTGATTCTATTCCCTTTCGTGCATAATTTGAAATTATACGATGAAAATCTCAAACACGGCTTGGAGTCTATGTTTGAAACCAGCCTCATGTCGAACCACAAAGCGAATTCTATTTGTGCCAGCTCCATCTCCCAGTATTGGGTGTGAATAATGCATCATGGTGGATGAAACCCCATCGAGGCCGGACCTAGTTTTTGCATCCACGTAG